TTAAAAATCAATAATATTAAACAAACAGAAACAGAGTATTTTAACTAATAAATTACTGTTGGTTTTATTTTTGGCACGTATTTTGAAATTCTATAAATATTATTATTATCATCTAGCCTTAACCAATTGATACATTGGTTAGTTTGTAGATAATCTTTGAAATAATTATAAACCCAAGACATAACAATTCTTGCATTTCTTAAAATAACTATATCATAAAGCCATAATCTATTACCTGATTGCCATTTATAATTTTTAATTACTCCTGTTTTCTTATATAATTCTTCAGCTTCTTTGCTAAGAAAAGCCCAAGATACAAAACCAAAAATACCTTTGTCATCTTCAAACTTTTTATATTGATTGCATTTTATTGATGGTTCAACATGATTAGATATTTCATCATGTGTATAATTTTTATATCTATTAAATTGTATATAAAATTTAATAATATCTTCCATTATGATCTGCCCCATTTAATGTTTGTTACTAATTCTGATGAAAATTCCATACCAACATCATTAGCAAAAAATCTTTGTTGTGAAGTATTGTTTGTTTTTCTTCCATTCTTTTTTTCAAAATCAGCCCAATGAGATACAATTGATAAAACTACATTTGATGAAGTATCTGACTCATTAATAGTAAAGTTTTCTATATTACCTTTATACAATAAAAGTGGGTCTGATATTAAAGCATTAGATGAATCTAATAGACCTCTATAAATATCTACTGAATCATTAGTAACATTTTCATTAAGTACTGTTGAAATAAATGTAGTATTAGCACCGGATAAAGTTAATTTTAAACTAGCTTTTGATATATCAACTTCTTCCGTAAATTCTGATAAACCTAATATAAAATCGCTTGGATTGTATGTAACTGATGAACCTGAAACTGACGATGTTAGCGAAAAGGAACAATCAGTAATATTAACAGGAGTGCTGAAGCCAATAGTGATAAGGTGTATTGGTCTAATATCATTTGTTGCTAATGCGTTCTTTATTGCTGTTGTTAAGCTTCTCGTCATATTCTTCGTAAGTTGTTTGTGTTACAGTTTCCGTACCTTTTAACATAGTATAATCGAATTTGCTATTGGGTTTCTTATATTGTTTGAGATCATTTATTGAAGTATCAATTTCATCTTCATTTACAATAGCTTCTGCAACAAAATCAGCACTAATTCTATGAGTTATTTTATATTTTTTCATTAAAGAGATTCTTCTACATCAAACTCAAATTGATATAAAGCATTTCCGTCTTTATCTGCACCTACTACACCAAACTCTTGGACATCGTTTGTAAGATGTACTGTAAAAGGTACATTATCATAAGTTATATTTGATGAAGAAACTGCTGTTGTTAATGGTGGTTCAATAGTTAATGAACCTGTTGAAATATCTGATTGATCTGCAACGACCATGTATATTTTATCGTGATTAGAAAACTTAATCATATCCCCACTTAATAATGTGCCTGTCCCTGTTCCACCAAGTGTTATTGAAGTAGCACCAGCTGATGCTGTTCCGTGTGGAATACCAGCGGCAGTACCTCTAGCATCTTCGACTTCAGGTGGGACAATCGTAAAGTTTTCTTTACCTGATCTTTGTTTCATTATAAATGCCATCAACTCTCCATAAACATCACTTCTTTTTGCTGTGATAATTCTAGCTGTAAATGCAAATCTTTGGCCATCAATTTGTCTAGCAAGTTTTTTACCTGATTGAGTTTTAGATATAATTGTATTTTGAATTGATTTAATTCCTAATGATTGAAACTTAGCTGATGATATTGGAAAAGCACCTGACATTAAATTATACTTCTGCCCCCTCTTTCATTAACTGCGTTGTTAATGATTTGTGTTATTGTTCCTCTGTTTCTTACTAATAGATCATCAAAACCTGAAGCATCTAAAGTTGTAATATTAAAGTTTACATTAGTTGTACCACCATTTGTACCTCTAGCGGCCTGTGTTATTTGTCCTGTTTGGTTGGGTATAAAAAGCTCTGCCCCATTTTCGCCTGTTATAATTGGCTGTCCTTTTGATACAGCACCACCATTAGCAAAAAATTTTAAAGGATTACTGTTTGCATTTGGGCTACCGCCACCACCGCCACCCATAGCATTTAAGATTGCTTGTAAAGCAATTTGTCTTTTTAAGTTTGTGTTTTGTTTTCTAATTAAATTGTCTTGTTTTGCTTTTTCTTCAGTTTCATCTTTATTTAATATTTTTTTAATTCCTAATAATGCTATTTCTTCAATTAAATGTGCAATTATATTTACTAATATTTGTTGTGCTAATGCTCTAAATGAAGCTACTAAATCTTTACCAAATACTACAGCTTCGGCTAAATTTCTTGAAATTTCTTTAACACCACCAATAATAGTTTCAGCCATTATAGTACCTATATTATTAAAGATTCTTTCTTTGTCTTTTAATTCTTTATTAACCATTCTTCTTAATATATGTTGAAAGCCCTCTAATTCTTGTTTTTGATTTTGAATTATACCTTTTTCTCTTGCTGTTAATTGAATAGCTTTTTCTTTTTCTTTAGCAATTCCTTTGTAAACTTTATGTAAATCTCTTGCATCAGGTAAAGTATTTTTTACACCATCTGAAAAATCTTCGAATTTGTTTTTCATGTCATCAAATAATTTTTCAATACCTTTAAATGCTAAATATATTGCACCACCTTTTGCTAAAGCTTTTGCGATACCTAATAGTCCACCTTTGGTAAACATAGTAACAGTACCAAATATCATCATAGCTTTTGCGGCATTACTAATTACGATTGCTAATTGTGCAAATAAAGTAACAACTTTAACTGATATTAATAATTGAACCAAAATTACAAACTTATTAAAATTATCTTTTAAAACTTTTACTGCATCTGCAACTTTAGAAACTGCAAAGCCTAATGCTATACCTATGTCTTGTGCTAATTGATCTATTGATTCTGAATTTTTTTCTAAAAATGTATCTAATGCACCAAATTCTTTTTTAAGACTTTCAAATAATCCAGCTTCTAATAATGTTTTTTTGAAGCTAAATATTTTATCTCCAATCATTGATAAAGTACCCTCAAATGTTTGGGCTAATTCATCAGTAGCTTTTCCAAATCTACCCTCTTTACCAAATACTCTTTCAAAAGCCGCTACTGTTTCTTCTATAGAAACTGTTGCACCAGCTTTGAAACCAAGCATATTTCTTACACCTTTTTCTCTAAATAAATCAGCCGCACCGATACCAGCACTAAATGATCTTTGTATTTGTTCTGCCGCTGTTCTAAAATCTAATCCTGTTGTTGCCGCTACATTACCTGTGATCTCTAACATCTTTTGAAGATCAGTAGCATTGTCTGTAACTGTTGCTAATATTCCTGAACCTGATTGTATTTCTTCTAATGAAAATGGTACTTTAGATGCAAACTTGACCATGTTGTCAAAAGCTTTTGCACCCTCGTTAGTATCTTTTAATAAAAACTTTAATCTAACTCTTAAATTTTCTAATTCTTTACCTGTATTAACAAGATTTCTAGCAACTAAACCAGCACCTAATCCAATAAAAGCATTTTGCAAATTGAATACAGCACCTTTAATTTTACCTAAAGCACCTTGTACATTGTTTAAAGCCTGTTTGGTCTTATCTCGTGCTACAATGTCTATATTAAGTTTTTGGTTCATTTACTAAAATTCCTTGCTTCAGCTAGTGCTTTCTGTGTTTTATACTGATCTTGTTCTTTTTTCAAGTAGGCTAACCAAAGATTATAATGACTTACAGGCATATCAAGAACCTCTTGAATAGGAATTTTTAACCTGTCCGCAATAACTAATAGCGACCTTGTATCTGGGTCGCTATCTACTTTTTTTCAGCGTCCTCGTAATTTGTATCTGCGAGTATTTTATTAGCAATAGAAGCTACTACATTTGAATCTGCTTTTTTTCTTAAAGCAAATTTATCTTCAGGGCTAAAGGCTTTTACAAATTCGCCTTTATCATTTTTTATCTGTAGCTTCATTATGAGAAGATCAACAAGGATAGTTAAGTCTTGAAAATTATTTGACTTTCTAAAAATTATGTTTTTTTCTTCAAGCGTTAATGGTTCTGAATAAAAGACACTAGGTTTCCCATGCTCATCTTTCCACTCCTCGACTTCAATTGTAATAGTCTTTAGAGTCTCAAAATGAGATTTAACTCTATCAATAACTGACATAAATTATTATGCTACAGTACCTTTAGTTAATGCACCTGTACCTTGAAAAGTTACAGTTCTAGAAACTATTGCGTCCATAGCATTAGTTACTGACATACCTGTAACAAGTCCTGTACCTGAGAAAGATTGGTCTCCTGTGTCATTACCCTCTGGTAATAATACAAATGAGATACTGCTTCCTACAGTTAGTGTTTCTTGTTGTGCATCTGCTTCGTCATAGTGCATTTCTAGAGTACCTGAGAAAGAAGTTCTACCAGCAACAAATGTTTTAGCCGCATCTGTTAAAGCTGTATCTTCAACCACGTCTCCTGTAGTCTCTAAAGTGAAACCTGTTAGTTCCCCAACAGCTGTCCCACCAGCAGTTACGACTCCTTCTTTTCCGTGATGTGTTGCCATTTTTTATTATCCTTGTTTGGTTTATTGTTTGGTTTTAAGTTTTTTAAGTTATATCCAAGTGCCAAAAAATTATCAAGCTGAAGTTCGTTGATAGTTATTTCTTGTCCATCTTTGTATAATTTAATATCTTTAGCCATAACGTCTTTTACTATTTATCTTCTTCTTCGTCAATATCTTCATCAAAATCATCATCATCTATTTCATCTTCCCAATCATTGTTTTCTTCTTGGTTGTCTGAAAGTTCTGCTAATAAATCTTTGACTTCTTCACACAATATAGATTCTTTATCGTGCATCTTTTCGATCTGATCTATTTTCTTTTCTATTTTACTTATAATTTTCTGACTCATGTTTCTCCTTATGGTGTTCCAGCTTCATACTCATACATACATCTAATCGTCATTCTTATTCCACCAACAGGAAAAAGACTTCCCTCATCAGTTTCTACTTGTACGACTTCTGTATCAAGTGCGTTGCTGTTTCGAGTAATATCAGTTTCTACAGCTGTTTCAATAGCAGTAATTAACTCGTTTCTTTTGGTATCAATATTAGCTTCTGCACCTTTTACAAATCCAAGTATTACAAAGTCTATAGTACCATGTCGTCTTTTTGCACCTGAACCCAATTCACTATCATCTCTGTTTTCTTCTGATGTTTGAACAATTACAGCTGGATATTGTTGCTCTGACAATTCATCTAAAATAAATGGTTGTCTTGTTGCTTTCTTAATACTTGGGCTACTAATAGCTGAAATAGTAGTTAATAAATTAGATGCTATATTTTCTCTTACACTCATAGTCTCGCTTTCTTAAATTCTTTTGCTACAAATCTATTAAATTGTTTTGCAATTATTTTCTCTGTTCTATCATTAAATCCAAAAAATTCACGATTTGTTTTACCTAATACTTGATTAAATAATGCTCTTTGTCTCATTTGTGCATTACTAAAACCTACTGATACTTTGTTTGTGCCTGTTTTTCTTATGGTTCTACCTGATGGTGTTAATGCACCTAACATTCTTCCTGAATAAAATAAATCTACTTTTGTTGCTCTACCCTCGCTTTGTAACTTTTTTAAATAACCCTCTGAATATGGTGCAAAGGGTCTATCTCTAAAATCAATACCTTTTGCTGTCTTAGTTCTGATGATGTCTAGCAATTGGAATCCAGCTTGTAATAATCCTTTACCAATTATGCTCTTAAATTTTCTTTGTATTCTTGAATATCTTTTTTGTACCAAATCAGCATTAGTTTTGATTTTAATATCTAATGCCATTATCTAGTCAATCTTCTAAATCCGTGTAAAGCTTCTCTCTCGTTAGTTACGATAGTTCCATCAGCATCAGTATCATATTCGACACCATCTTCTAAAACCATTCGCCATTCTTTGTTGTATTCTGACATATAGTATTCAGCCATTCTTTCAAATCTGTCTTTCTCTGTTTCCGGTCTGAATTTAGTTAATGCCGGTAATAAGAATCTACCTAAAAATAAGTAAACTCCAGCACGTTCAAACTGATCTAAATTTACTTTGGTATCAACCATCTCAGCTGTATTTAAAACTGTAATATCTGTAAATACGTTTTGTTTATATACAGGCCACCACTCAATTCTTAACTGTCTTAAAATATCATTAGTAGTTTGTGCAAAGAAATTTACTGCTTCTGTGTCTGTTGATGCTATACCAAAACCAAACGCATCAGGTTGATATTTAGTTACATCTCCAGCAACGATAACGTCTGCACCTGTGTAATTAGCCATTATTACTCCAATAAATTAAAAAAAGAATTATAGTTACAATTGGTGCTATGAATAAAAGATTATTCCAAATCTTTCTATAAAGCCATTTCCAATTTTTTCTAATCATTCTCCAAATCAACTCGTACATTTTTTTTATTCCTTGTTGTTTTCTTTTTTGGTTTTA